TTAGCGTTAACGGTGAGAGCACCGAGACCTGCGGTGGTTCCTTCTGCAAATGGGTTTGCAACGATACCATAACGGGTCTTGAATCCGATCTTAGGCTGGAAGGTGTCCTGACCAACGGCACGTACCATCTGGAGAGGTACATATGGGCAGTAGAAGAGACCTGCGTCATAAGCGCTGGAACCCTTGTAACCTACGACGTAGTACTGGTTGGAGTCTACGTTTGCAGCATAAGGATCGATGTATACGCGATACTTACCTTGGAGAACACCAGCGAAGGTGTTACCAGTGTCATCAACGTTGAGGTTAGCGTTGAGTGCAGGGGTGTAATCAAGTACACCAGCCATGGTTAGAGCGGAAGCAACGTCTGCAGAGCAGATGATGGTGTTGCCCTTTCCTCTACGAGTTCTTTGGGCGATTGCGTTAGCATCTCTTTCGATCTGGAAGAGTAGACCCTTGAACTTCTCAACACTCCAGCGTCCGTTGGAGTCAACGTCGAGGTCGAAAGTACCAGCGTTTGCTACGTTTGCTGCAGCACCTTGCTCAGCAGTCTTGTAGATAGTTCTGATAACTTCACGGTTGATCTCAGCAAGAATCTCAGTGGAGAGAATATTTGCTAGTTCAGCCTCAGCGTTTAGACCGTGGATCGCCTTGAGGTCTTGAGCGAGCTCAAGTGAGTACTCAGCCTTGAGGGCACGTGACTTTGCAGTTACGGTTACCTTCTCGATGCTGAATGCCATCTGGTTGAAAGCATTAGCAGCGTCGTCTCCGAGTGCCTCAGCCTCAGCGGTGGTCATACCCTGACCAACGTTGTAAGCGGTTTGATCAGCAGAACCAGTTGGGTTTAGAACACCAGGGTTGGTTCCGTCTTGGTTGGTTGTACCCATACCAACAGCAGCACCGGTGAATCCACCAGTTAGGTCACGGCTGTTGTTCTGAGCAGAGAAGGTCGAATCTACTTCATCGTAGAAGGTCTCATCGCCAGTCTGAGAATCTCTGCGGGAACGCATTGCGAAGATAAGTCCAGTAGGACCACTCATTGGCTGAACGCCACAAACGTCATAAGCAATGAGGTTAGGCATTGCACGACGAATTAGGCTGATTAGAACTGGATCAAATCCGTCTACGTTAGCACCAGCAGGAGCGTGACCAGAGTTAGCAGGTGCAGCCTCTCCGAGGAAAGATGCTTGCTCTCTTGCTTCTCTTTCTTGGTTCTCAAGAAGTTGTGCGGTTACTGCACGTCTGTGGGAATCTTTGATTTCGCCCATTCCGTCGAAATCTAGTACTGGAGCCCACTTCTCCATTAATTGTTGGGTGTTAGTTCCGTCCATTGTTTTTTTAATACCTCTATAAGTGTTGTTAAACTGCGGTTTGAGTATTATCTAAAAATCACTTTTTAGCAACGTTGGAAAGTGCTTTAAGATAGGCATCCATTGTAGAAGATCCTGTGGTCTCTACTCCGAAATCTGCCTCTTCCTTTAGATTTTCCGTTTCGTCTGCTGGAGTACCAGCTTGCTCAGGGAAGTAAGACTTCCTTAGAGTTACCAATTTCTGGCGATAGTCATCTTCACTCTCAAACTCAACACTTTCTACGAGGGATGCAAGCTTATCCTTTTGGGAAACAGCGAGACCTTCGGAAACTTCGTTAAAGATTCTGTCAGCGGCAGACTCTGCGAGTTTCGCGTTTAGAGCAATATTTCTTTGAATTTGCTCGTTGAGTTTAGTCTCCATATCATCAAGTTTTTCTACCATGCTCTCAAGCACATCATATTTTTCTTCAGGCATTGATACATAATGTTCTTCAAAAAGACCCTTCATACCAGAGATGAAGGACTCTGTAATTTCGGCTTTTAGACCTGCTTCAACAGCAAGTGCATTTTCTTCTAACCACTCAGATGAAACATACTCAAGGTATGAATCAACACGCTCGGTTAGTTCGACCTTGATTTCTTCAACTTCCTCTGCAAGAGCAGCAGCATAGTGCTCTTCTAGAGTTGATTGAATTTCTTTGGTCTTAGAGTGAAG